CTCTTGCCGCTCTCGGTCGTGCCAACACCGTGGCCTGCATGGAATGCCGCATGCCGCGGAGCCGGTGGTGGCGAAGGCTTAGCCCACGGTTGGCACGTGATCGTGGGCGCGAGCTCGGGTGCAGGGAAAAGCCTGTGCGCTACGAACATCGCAGCCTCTGCGGTGCGCTCCGGCGAGCATGTGTGCCTGATCTCGCTGGAGATGAGCCAGCAGGAAGTCGTGACGAGGCTGCTTGCGATCTACGCCGACGAACACGTACGAAGCCTCGAGCACGGCCGGGCCTTTTCCGCAGAATCGTGGGACGCTGCCGGTGAAATTCTAGCCGAAGCCGCAGGGTCGATCCGCGTGAATCCCGAACCCATCAACACGCTAGATCAGATCGCCGCGGTATTCGAGCACTACGCTAACGAAGGCTGCCGCACGTTTATCGTGGATTACTTGCAGCTCGCGTGGGTGCGCTCAGCCGAAACATTGGTTCACCAGATCACCGAGGTATCGCACACCGTCAACATGCTCGCCAAGAGGCTCAAGGTGCTCTCGATCGGGCTTTCTCAGTTGAATCGCCAGACGAGCGGCGCGGGTGGAGAACTGCGCAAGGAAGGCTTGCTAGGTGGTTCCTCTCTCGAGAACGACGCCGAACAAGTGGTTCTCCTGTCCAAGCCGATGCCCGCAGGCGACGCACTCTACCGGAGCGAGGCGAAGCTCGACAAGAATCGCCACGGTCCACCCGTCGATTGGGGGCTGATGCTAAACAGCAGAACCCTGAGACTTCGAGAGCTCGAGCCCGACGAGGAGTCGTATCGCCCTGGGAGCGCAATGTGAACAGCGAATCTGAAGGCCGGGGTGCAGCATGAACGTTGACGTGGAGCCGGGGAAGGATGGGGCAACGTGCATGAACTGCGCGTTTGCGGTCGCTCGCTACGAGCATGTGCACTTTATGGGCTACAATTGCCGACGTTATGCGCCGACTGAAGCGCTACCGGGCCATTATGAGGCGCGCTGGCCGCTCGTGTCGTCGCACGACTTCTGCGGCGAGTTCAGAAAGCGAGTTGCGCCATGAACGTTGACCATGAAAGCGAGGATTCTGTGAGCGAGACGGCAGAGCAGAAAGCGCGGGACATGTTGGAGCGCATGGGCATGGTGGGCGACATGAACGCTGACAACCTGGTGGAGCTGGCGAACCTTATCGCGGCTGTCCGGCGCTTCACTTGGGACGACGTAGCGACTATCCGCGCCAATTGCGAGGGCTTCCGGTATGTGGCTCGGACGACGGGTGCCAACCTCGATGGCGAAGTCGACAAGCTGCTCAACATCGCGGATCGTATTGCCGCCTTGCTCCCGCCTCGCCCGTGAAAACCCCGAGCGTTGACCGAGAAAGCCGGGATGCCTCACGCATCAACCTTGCAGGGCCCACGTCTGCTGACGATAGCGGGGTGGGTGTCTGAGTAGGGGTAGCGAGTCCATCGCAGTCTACGGGGCACGAATCGAATGACCGACGCAGAGCGAACCCGTAGCGCACATGAAGCCTTCAAACGGCTGCTGGAAGAGTTTCTAGCGCTCCCTGATTCCAAGGGGACGGGATCGTTTACCGTGCATTATCAGGCTCACAAGGTCAGGAAGGTGAAGTGGGAAGTCGTGGATGACGTGGAGAGGTGGGTGGCTACTTCTACCGGAGAGGCGAAGTGAGGCTGATGTACTCGAAGTACGTGCGGGCAACCGACTGGCCGCGTGATGCGATCCACGGCCCAGAGACCCAGGGCCCAGGCATGTTCTTCGCGGCCGACTTGCCGATCACGGCGCGGCTGTGTGACGGTGAGACGGAGGTCGCGGTCGCTCTAGGAATGGGCCAGAGGTGGCGCGCTCCAATGATCGAAGCGTTCATGACTTGGCAAGCCAAGTACCTGCAAGCGACCGGCGGCGGCGAGTTGGGGCACATGCTGCGGCTGGAGTTGCTGACACCCTAGTGCCGACGCCGGTAGGTAACGGTGAACGTTGACCACACCTAGGTAAGTGCCGTAGTCTTCAAGTCACAGCCCGAAAAGAAGAAGCAAGCGCCAGGCACCCGGTAAACGGACCCCGGCACCACATCTCCCTTCGTGGGGGACAGGTGTCCGGGGTTCTTTGCGTTCAGGAGAGCGATTGCCAGAGTTCAGCCCGAAGCGCGCCGCGTTCGTTCGGGAATACCTCATTGACCTGAACGCAACCCAGGCCGCTATCAGGGCCGGTTATAGCCCCAAGACGGCGAAGGCTCAAGGCTCGCGGCTGTTGACCTATGCAGACGTAAAGTTCGCTATCGAGAAGGGGCGGACTAGAAAGCTGGGGCGCAGTGAAATCACCGCGGACCGTGTGCTCCAAGAGTTGGCTCGCATCGCGTTCGTGAAGACTACCGAGCTCATGACGTGGGATGAGGAACGCGCCTGCTTCGTGCCATCGACGGAGTTAACCGAAGATCAAGCCGCCGCAGTGCAGTCCGTCAAGGCCGAGACCACCCACCACATGGACCGAAACGGCGACACGGAAACGACCATCAAGCTGGAACTCAAGGCGCACGATAAGCTGGGCGCGCTCCGGGAGATTGGCAGACACCTGGGCATCAAGGACAACCTCGATCTGACGACGGCGGGCCAGCCGCTCCCGTCCCAGGTCCACGTCACGCTGATCCGGCCCGATGGCGAAGCTTGATGTCCAGATCCCTGAAGCGTTCGGCTTCCTGTTCGATCCCCCGCTCGGGTCGGCACGCTACCGGGTGTCGTACGGCGGACGTGGGTCAGCTAAGTCGTGGCAGTATGCACGGGCGCTGCTCATCCATGGCATGCAGCAACCACTCCGTGTCCTCTGTGCTCGCGAGTTCCAGGCCAGCATCAAAGACTCGGTGCACTTGCTGCTCTCGGACCAGATCGCAGCTCTTGGTCTTGGTGGTTTCTATCAGGTGCAGCAGTCGGGAATCGCGGGAGCCAACGGCACGACGTTTTTGTTCAAGGGCCTACGCCGCAATGTCGGCGAGATCAAGTCGACGGAAGGCATTGACGTTTGCTGGGTCGAAGAAGCCGAGGCGGTCTCTGACGCCTCTTGGCGTGTGGTCATCCCCACGATCCGAAAGCCGAACTCAGAAATCTGGGTCAGCTTCAACCCCGCGCTCGCTACCGACCCCACCTATAAGCGCTTCGTCGAGGACCCACCGTCCAGTGCAATCGTCCGCCGTGTGTCGTGGAAAGACAATCCTTGGCTGCCTGCAGTGCTCAAGGCCGAGCGTGACGAACTCTTGCGCAAGGACCCGGAAGCTGAGGCCCATGTCTGGGGTGGTGAGCCGTGGACGCGATCGGATGCTCAGGTGCTGGCCGGCAAATGGCGGGTCGACGACGTGGTTCCGCAGAAGCACTGGGGCGGTCCCTACTACGGCGCGGACTGGGGCTTCTCTCAGGATCCGACGGTGCTGGTCAGGCTCTGGCTCGGTGACGGTCGGCTGTTCATCGACCACGACCAGCGTGGTGTGCAATGGGACTTCGACGAGATCGGAAGGCGCTGGCAGGAAGTGCCGGGCGCAACGGATCACGTCATACGCGCTGACAACGCACGGCCTGAGTCGATCAACGAGATGGTCAAGCGCGGCTTCCGTGTCGAGGCCGCCCCGAAGTGGAAGGGCTCGGTTGAAGATGGGGTCGCGTATCTCCGAAGCTTCGAGGAAATCGTGATCGACCCGCGCTGCAAGGGTCTGATACAAGACGCACGCCTCTGGAGTTACAAGACAGACGCCAGGACGGGCGACGTACTCCCGGCACTGCGTGATGGGCACGAACACGGATGGGACGCTGGGCGATATGCACTTTCGCCGCTGATCCGTAAAGCAGGCGCCACCGACTTCTCCGCATTGACCACGCTCGGCCAGGAGTCGTTCGAACAGACCAGCCCGTGGGACATCAGGTGAACTACTACCTCGACGCTCTAACGGCTGGGGACTGTGAGGCCGCTCGCACATGGCGCAACCAGGAGAGCGTCAGGCTCGGACTACGCACGCCCCATATCCTGACGGCCGAGATGCAACGCGCGTTCTATGACGACGTCGTGTGCAACAGGAGCGTGCCGCATCGGTTCTGGGCTGTCCGTTCGCCGGCAGTAGAGATGCCACCGGAGCCGCTACCGCCTCAGTTCAACGCAATGGTTGGCCTGTCCCCGATTAGCTGGGAGGCTGGTTCGGCCGAGATCAGCCTGGTAGTCGATCCCAACAAGCAGGGCCAAGGCGTAGGCGCTGCCGCGATCGAGCTGCTGCTTACCGAAGCGTTCGACCGCATGCGACTCGTTACGGTCCATGGCGAGGTCTTCCTGAATAATCCCGCCACCGAATTCTGGCAGAAGCAAATCAAACGCTGGCGTGGCGAGTCGACGCTACTACCTCGACGGAAGTGGTGGGATGGC